CTGTCATTGCGACTGTTCGGACAGAAGACGCGTTGTCGAATCGTCCGACGAACTCTTTGACAAACTGCGCTGGAGTGGGCGACACCAAGAAGGCCATCAGCGCTGGGTTGAGAGGGCTCATTGCAGCGAGTGCCCGGAGCAACGGTTCCTCATCTTTATCCTGGACTTCCAGCAAGGACCTAACCATCGGGTTCCCCGCACCCCCTTGGCGCATCCATCCGCGGACCTCTTGCTTCACGACATTGGCCACTAGAGTACCGGAGAGAAAATTGCCACTGGTAGGATCCTGCACCAGCATGGACAAGTCAGGGGGCTTCGGACTTAGAACAGGGCTATACCAGTTGTCGAGACACAGACGCCAGTCTCGACAGACATGCTCGCATAACAATCGGTTCCAGGTCAGATACGTGGAGAGCACGTCAGGGAACCCAAGGCACAGAAAATCTATCAGATGTTGAACAGGATATCCGCCGACACAACTCGACCCTAATAGCACTCCCCTCACGATATCATCCTCCGAGCAGGACGGTCTAGTATACCGGAAGAACCGGTCTTCGGTCGAAGCCAGGCTTTGGTTGTCGAGCCCCGGATGCATCCTTGAATAAGCTCTAATGGCTCTCTCAGCTACTCGGACAGACATAGCATAAGCAACAAAAGGCGACGAGGATTGATAGGCAGAAGACTGACCGTTCGCGTATATGGACGTGAGTGCTGAATACAGGGATGGAGAAAGATCATTTGTTGAAGGAAACATCCGGGACATTCGTTTGAGGCTCGCTCGCAAAGGCCGCCCGTTCAGGTAGACATTCTTCCCGTATGCATACAGGGTAGAAGATCCCCATGATTCCGACGGCTTGATCGGCATCCCGACCTTACTTGCAATCTCATACAATCGATTGGACCAACCATGATAATCTTCTTTGATCGCTTGCACGACGCTCTCTTCTTGAGCAGACAGGCCCCCCGGTCTCGGTAGCTGGTATCGAGCAACCAAAACCTGATTGTCACCCTGGCCAGTGAGCTTGAACTCTGCATTTGAATCACCAGCAGCTGCAAGAACAATCAAAACCGTCAAGATTGTCCATCCCTTCTGCCT